GCATTAATGATGCTATCAAGTATGATGGGTATAGCTTCTACTATTCCGTTAATAATGGCTGGAAGATTATCTACCAATGCCACTAATAACTTTATGCCTGCGTCAATAATTAATGGTACAAGAGTACCTATTGTGTTGATTATGTTTTCTATGATATCTGGGAGCACGGCAATAATGTTATTTATGATGGTTGGCAGTTCCTCTACAAGTGAAGTAAACAGCTCCACTCCTGCATCAATGATCAAGGGTACAAGTGTTCCAATTGTATTTATAACATTTTCAATTATGGTTGGAAGAACATTAACTATGTTGCTAATTATCGTTGGCAAACCTGAAACTAATGATGAAAACAGTTCTATTCCTGCGTTAATTATTATAGGCACTTGTTCTGTCAATGCCGTTAATATGCTGTTGATTATCAAAGGTACCTTTTCTATAATTACAGGTATTGCATTAATCAAACCTTCAGCTAGCCCTGTCATTAGATTAATTCCGCTTTGTATTAGCATGGGTAGATTGTTTACAAAAGTGGATACCAGGGTTAATATAGCATCAATCGCTGCTGGTATTAGTTGTGGCAGGGCTTGCCCTAATCCCGTCAGCAGATCACTAATAGCTTGCATGCCGGACTGTATAAAGCTTGGGCCTGCCTCTCTTAAAACGGATACTATAACTTGCGGTATTTGTATTATGGTACTTGAAACCATAGGTAATAAATTCTTCAAAAAGGTAATAAGTGTACTGCTTAGGTTTTGCAGCATTGGGCCAATATCTTCGCCAAGTGCGATAGCCCCCAGCGTGTCCGTAAATGCTGCTTTCAGGGCGCCAAATGAGCCTGATAGAGTTTCTGTAGCCTCCTTGGCTGTTGTACCGGTGATACCTAGTTCTTTCTGAATAACATGGATTGCTTCGTATACATCTGCCAAATTGTTTATATCGTATTTTACACCCGTCAATTTTTGGGCATCGGCTAATAATCGTTTCATTTCCTTTTTAGTACCGCCATAACCTAGCTTCAGGTTGTCCAGCATGGTATAGTTCTGCTTTGCAAAGCCCTGATAAGCATTTTGAATATCTCTCAACGGCGTGCCCATCTTATTCATGTTATCTGCCATGTCAATCATAGCCATATTGGCTATTTCGGCGGCTTTTTCAGTATCTCCACCTAACGATCGGATCAACGCTGCAGAAAAGGAAGTAACGTTTTCCATATATTCATTCGCCGATACGCCAGCTGTTTTATAAGCTTCGCTTGCATATTTTTTAACTCTATCTGCATGGTCCTTAAATAAAGTTTCAACTCCGCCAAGCGATTGTTGCAGGGCTCCGCCTTCTTTTACCGCCGTTGCTATAACTTTCCCAATACCGGCGGCAACGATTACCTTTTTGATGCTGCTTACTATGCTGCTGCCTGCACTTTTACCGGCGGTTTTCATCTCCGGATCAAGCGTCTTTGTTATTTCCTTGCTTATACCCTTTGCTGACGGCATTATCTGCACATATGCTTTTCCTAATTCTGTTGCCATAAGTTACCTCCCTTCTGCTTGCCTGATTAATCTTTGCCTTTCTGCTTCAAATTCCTTGCCAGATTCAAATGCGCTCACATCGTTTTCTTTGTGGTATAGATCACTTAGTATGGATTTAGGCCTATTCAATCCTTTTTCTGCATCTTTTGTCTTTGTCCATAAAAGCAGATTCAATCTGTCAATAATTCCCGCAAGCAACAAGATGTCTGGCGGCACCTTTGCGCCACTCAACTTCATTTTTATTCTTGAATCATCTCTAAGCCCTATAGCAAAAATGGCCACCATTGAAGGTGGCAATTGTCTATAGTTGTATATATGATAAGTCTCGGCCAAATCGCATATAAGCGCATTTTCATCAATTTTTATCATCTGGGCAAGGATTAAGAGTTTTTTATTTCTTCTCCGCCTTTTTGGAAAATTTCAATTATTTCTTTTGTCATTTTATCTGTAGGGACTATTCCGTTTTTATTTCTGATATGATCTTTGAGCTTTTTTGTCTGCTCTTCTCCTAATATTTGCTTAACAACCTTACCAAGTATAAGTGGATTGTCTTCTAATTCTGCTAAATTTTCTAATAGCTCATAATCATTTGCTACATCTTTAGATATTTGAAATTCAAAGCCTGATGATGTTTTCCCTTTTATCATCTAATACCCTCCTATTTATTCAGCGGATAGCCCCAATCATTAATCAGACTTAATGTCGTTGGCTTCAAGGGCTTTGGTTACGGCTCCTTTTACTACTGCGCCGGTTGCGGCTACAGACTCAACGATTGCGATTTTCTCACCGACATGGGCAACAATGTCTGCACCCTCGGTGTAGTCGCGCCATCCGTCTACTCCGTCCTCAACGATGACACCCTTGCGCGGTACGGTGCCATTGGTCTTGATTAGGTACTTGTTGCCTGCGCCCAGAGCCTCGGTAACGGTGATTTTGGTTGTGCCTGCTGTGGAGCCTTTTGCAACTGTAAGGGTAAGCGGATCAGCAGGTTCCTCGGCGATTATTCTTGAGAAAGCAGCACCGTCAAGGATACCCCACCCCAGATAGAGTTCGCAGCGCAAATATACTTGGTTATGTCCTTTCAGGTCGCCCGCTTCTGCGTCGTTGTCAGGGTTACCATATTCAATTACCTCAAGCGGAATCTCTTTAGCATAACCCCATTTGAACGCGTTTGCGAAATCACCAACATAGGCGAGGCCGCGTTCTCCACTCATATCAGAAACAGTCTTGTTAATGTCGGTTCTTACTCCATTGATTGTTTCAGGATTCGCTCCCCAGGCCAATTCGGGATACTTTTTGACACCGTTTACCGTTTCGGCGGCCAAAGAGCTGGCAAAAGCAGGAGCCATAATTAATCCGTTTACCTCATAGCCTGCTGCCTGGACCTGAGCGACTGCCGCCTCAATATTGTCATCCGGTGTCGGGTTGGCTGATGAATAAGGCACCGTCTGGGTTACCGCAGTATCAAAGTTGTTGTTACCGATAACGGTTGATGCAAGACCGGTCCGGGGGTTGACGCCATGCAGGGCCATAAGGTCTAATCCGCGAGCTGCTTTCTTTGCAAAGCCTTCGTTGAACGCCTTGAGGATATTGATTTTTTCCTCCTCGGCCGCATACATAAATTCATCGGACACTCTTGCCCCATATTCGATTTTAATGGGCACAATAGTTACTGGTGCTACTGTGACACCGCCATGAGATTTTGCTCCGCTTTCCGCGACAACATCTACCTCTTTGTCCATTGAGAACGTAAACTCTTTATTGCCGTTAAATGCAACTGGTATTTGCGGTGCTAGTTTAGCTAATGAGCTGTGCCCCTTAACTTTGTTGATTAAATCGCCTACTAATTGTGGATCAAATAATGTACCTCTGTTTAAAGACATAATTTATTCTCCTTTCAAACCTGATAATAATTTTTTATAAGGGTCATCATCTTTATTGGGTTCTGTATCTTTTAAAGGTAATGGTTGTTTTCTTGCTACTAAAGACGACAACATCTCTGCATCCTTCTTTATTTCTTCTTCTGTTTCTCCTGTTAATCTGCTTGCAAGCTCTATAGGTATGCCGGCTTCAACAGCTATGCGATACTTGAGGTTTTTAAGTTCATATTCTTTGATAAGACTATCTTTCTCAGCAAGCTGATCTTTGTATCCTTTGTATTCCTCTACAGCGGTTTCTAATTCGCTGATAGTGCTTTTCAGCTTCTCATTTTCCTCTTTAATCTCGTCATAATCCTGTGGTTTAGCTGATTGTATAGCTTTACCATGTTCTTTCATGATCTGGTCGATAACCTCTTTTTCAAGTCCTAATTTTTCTAAAAATTCTCTTGTCATATTAATCCCCTTTCGTTTTGTTTTACGTGGCAACGCCCACGATAGGCCGGATGAGTTTAACGACTTCCCAGGTCGATTTATGGAATAAAAAATAGTAGCTAACGTATGCTACCAACGAGACGTAAGGCCACCTCCTTATATTATAGGGCGCCTGCTATACTTTCTTTCTTCATCTACATATATAAC